CGAGAAGATTTTGGAAGACGAAATTTACGACGCCTTAACGGAGCTTAGCAAACATGGCGATGAAGAAGATTCAGCTAACCCAAGCAGTCAGCAGAAAGTTGACTCCGCCCACGAAGCTGACAGTCAGCACATGGGCTGATAATTATCGTAAATTATCAAGTGAATCTTCAGCTGAGCCGGGCAGATGGAACACCGCCAGAGCCCCATATCAGCGGGAAATCATGAACGCGATAAATGATCCTGCTATTGAGACGGTGGTAGTGATGTCATCGGCGCAGGTAGGCAAGACTGAGATCATCAATAATATTGTGGGCTATTATATCCACCAAGACCCAGCGCCAATGCTGGTAGTGCAGCCAACTGAAAAACTGGCTGAAAGCTGGTCGACTGATCGTCTGAGCCCCATGCTGCGGGACAGTGAGGTGTTTAGGGATTTAATCAAAGACCCAAGGAGTAGAGACTCAGGTAACAGGATACTTTACAAGCGTTTCCCGGGCGGTCAAATCACGATGGCCGGCAGCAATTCGCCGTCATCACTCGCCAGCAGGCCAGTCCGTCTGGTGCTTTGTGACGAAGTTGACAGATACCCCGCAAGCGCATGCACAGAAGGCGACCCCGTTAATTTAGCGAAGAAAAGAGCTACTACTTTTTGGAACAGGAAGATAGTGCTGACCTCAACGCCAACCATTAAAGACTTAAGTCGCATTGAACAGGCTTATTTGCAGAGTGATCAGCGGCGTTACTATGTGCCGTGCAAATCCTGCGGGGAATACCAGACTCTTAAATGGGGACAGTTAAAATGGGAAAAGGATAAAGAAAATTTAGTCAGTCTGGAGTCCGCCCATTATGTCTGCGAGATAAACGGCTGCGTGCTGCTGGATACGGACAAGCCGGCAATGCTGGAAAAAGGAGAATGGCGGCTTGAGGGGGTAACAGGCAATATTGCCGGTTTTCATTTAAACGAACTTTACTCCCCTTGGGTGCCGTGGTCAAGGATTGTTTCTGAATTCCTGAGGGCTAAACTTAGCCCTGAGCTTCTTAAAACATGGATTAATACTACTCTTGGTGAAACTTGGGAAGAAGGCGGCGACAGGGTCGATGAAACTTCCCTCCTTAGCCGCAAAGAAAATTGGGGTAACGAAGCACCTGAGGGCGTGGTGGTTATTACTGCCGGTGTTGACGTACAGGATGATCGTTTGGAAATTGAGATTGTTGGCTGGGGCATCCGTGAGGAGAGCTGGTCACTAAAATTTCCGGTAATACATGGCGATCCCGCAAGGGCTGAAGTCTGGGACGATCTGGATAATATTTTGGAGCAAACTATCCCCCACGAGAGCGGTATTAGCTTACGTATATCCTGCGTCTGTATTGACTCCGGTGGTCATCATACACAGTCCGTCTATGCTTACTGCAAAAAAAGGCAGCCACGCAGAATATTCGCCGTTAAAGGCTCATCAATTAGCGGCAAGGCTTTAGTTGGCAGACCGACAATAAGTAACAGAATGCGGGTAAAGCTTTTTGCAATCGGTACTGACACAGCAAAAGAACTAATTTATAGCAGGCTTAAAATTACTGAACTTGGAGTGGGATATTGCCATTTTCCAAGCTCTTATAATGAGGATTATTTTAAGCAGCTGACAGCTGAAAAGGTAGTAACTCGTTACAATAAAGGCTTCCCTGTGCGTAAATGGGAAAAGCCGGCGGGAAGGCGTAACGAAGCCCTTGATTGCAGGGTTTACGCCTTGGCTGCCTTGCATATACTGAATCCCAATTTAGAGCTGCTTGCAGCCAAGTTAAAAAAGGAAATAAAATCAGAGCAACAAACAGCTGACCAAGTAAAGCACTTAGACCCCGCTACTTCAAGCAAATTTTTAAATTTTAAAAGAGACGCAAAAGCCGGTTTTGTCAAGAACTGGTAACAGGTTATTTAAATCCATGACAACATCAAACATTGAGCCCAAATTTTTCACTGCAGGTGACAGCGTAGAATGGGAAAGGCATCTGGATGCCTACCCTTCAAGCGAAGGCTGGGGGTTATTTTACTCTTTCCGCAATTTTGAAAGCAGCTTTAACGCGGCGGCTCTGCCGAAAGCCGATCATTACCGTGTTACCTTAAGCGCTAAGGAAACTCTGCAATATAAAGCAGGTATCTATTGGTGGCAGGCTACCGTATTTAAAGCTGAGGATCAACAGACTGTTTTGCAAGGAACGCTTGAGGTTAAGCCTAATTTAGCTTTGCTTGACAGTTATGACGGGCGGTCTCATGTCAAAAAGACACTGGACGCTCTGGAGGCTACTATTTTGGGTAAGGCAAGCCGTGATCAGCTCAGCTACAGCATAGCGGGTCGCAGCCTCTCACGCCTAAGCCCCGCGGAACTGCTTAAATGGCGGGATGTTTACAGAGCAGAGTTGGTAAGGGAGATAAATCAGGAACGCCTTAGTAAGGGGCTCAAATCAGGTGGCATCATCAAGGTCAGATTCGGCAACTCATAAAATTCTTTACATGAAACTCTTTAACTTCTTTAAGCCTAAAGCTCTTGTCAAGAGAAAGTACGCAGCCGCTATCAAGGACAGGTTAACCGCTGACTGGATAATGGGCAGTACTTCAGCTGATTCTGAGTTATACAGAGACCTTAAGACTCTGAGAAACAGGTCAAGAGAGCTATGCATCAATAATGATTACGCCAGAAGGTTTTTAAAGCGTACTTCCACCAATGTGATCGGCAACAACGGGATTCGTTTGCAAATCAGAGCGACTGATAATAAGGGCGAGCCCTTAAGCATCGAGAATAGACAAATACTGGAGCAGTTTGCTGCTTGGGCTAAGCGTGGCAATTGTACCGCCTGCGGCCGTCTGTCATGGATTGACTGCCAGAAACTATTTTTAGAATCGGTAGCCCGTGACGGCGAGGTTATCGTCCGTCTGGTTAAAGGTTTCGATAATCCGTTTAATTTTGCCCTGCAGTTTATCGAGGCTGACCATCTGGATGAGGATTTAAACCAATCTTTGCCCTCCGGCAACTATATAAGAATGGGCATTGAATTTAACAAATGGAACAGGCCTATTGCCTATCACCTGCTAACAATCCATCCGGGGGAACTGTTTAGTAACAGGTCCGGTCAAAAATACCGGCGCATACCGGCGGAGCAGATTATTCATGCTTTTATCATGGATCGCCCGAGCCAAAGCCGTGGTGTTCCGTGGATGCACAGCGCCATGACGCGCCTGAGGATGCTGGCCGGGTATGAGGAGGCGGAGCTGGTAGCGGCAAGGGTTGGAGCCTCAAAGATGGGGTTTTTTGTTTCAAGTGATGGAGCGGGTTATACGGGAGCAGAGGATGCTTTCGGTAATAAAATCATGGAAGCGGATCCGGGCACTTTTGAGCAGCTACCAAGCGGGATGGATGTTAAAATGTTCGACCCAAACCATCCCAACTCAAGCTTTGCAGATTTTGAGAAATCGATCCTCAGAGGGATAGCCAGCGGTCTTGATATTTCCTACGCTACTTTGTCGAATGATCTGGAGAATGTCAATTTTTCCTCAATCAGGCATGGCAGTTTGGAAGACAGGGACAGCTGGCGGTGCTTGCAAACTTTCGTGATTGAGCATTTTTGTAACAGAGTGTTTGAGAGCTGGCTGCTTATGGCTGTGACCTCCGGCAGGCTTGATTTAAACATAAGAGATTTTGATAAATATAACAGCCCAATCTGGCGGGCTAGAGGTTGGGCATGGGTTGATCCTTTAAAAGACAGTCACGCAAATGAAATTGCCATAGCCCAAAAGACCAGAACAAGAAATCAAATAGCAGCTGATCACGGTAACGATATTGAAGAGATCTTTCAGCAGATAGTATTTGAGGAAGAGCTGGCCAGAAAATACGGTCTGGAACTTACTCCCAAAGATGAAACTAAGAAGCAAGATAAAGAGGTAACACATGACGAATCAGACGATTAAGACTGGTATCTTGTACCGGCACAGTACTATCGAAAAAGAAAGACAAAAAAGTGAAGGCGAGGAAGACAACAAAGAAGATCGAAGTTTTTCCATTTCTTTCTCTAGCGAAGAGACGGTGGAGCGATTTTTCGGCCTTGAAATACTGGATCACAAAAGTGAGAGCGTCAAGCTTGATTGGCTTAAATCCGGCAGAGCTCCGCTGCTACTTGATCATGATCCCGCAAAGCAGATTGGGGTTGTTGAGACGGCTGAAATAGCCACAGGTGGCAAGGCACGAGCGAGAATAAGGTTTGGGAAAAGTAAACTGGCGGAAAATGCTTATAGAGATGTGATTGATGGGATTAAAAGCAATGTCTCTGTTGGCTATCGTTATCTACAAGATGGAATTACCTTAGAGCGGGAAGCGAAAGATAATCAGCCCGGCATTTACCGTATTAATAAATGGGAGCCGCTGGAGGTGTCGCTGGTGTCAATTCCCGCTGACCATACGGTGGGTATTGGTAGAAAAAATAATGAACAACAGACAATTTTTAATGTGAGGAACAACATGACCACAGAATCAAATAATATAGAAACTATATCGACAACAGTAAATGCAGGCTTTAA